TCTGATACATCGGGCTTAATAGCTCTAGGGCCTTTGACTAGCTCACGAATCCGCGATTCGCTCTGTCCGTAGGCCAGGGAATCGGCTAGGACTTGACGGGCGCGGGCTGTTTTTTCATTCGGCGGGCGGTCCAGCTTGAGTATGGACTGAATCAGGCGGGCGGCGCAATACTCACACTGGAGGCTGTTGTAAATTGGATACGTCGAGTCCTTCGCTCTCTCGCAGCACTCGCACGTCATCAAATAGCCCCGGCTGATCGCACCGCACAGCCTGCGGAACATGCGCCCGATGCGCTCCCATCTTCGCGGCGCACTTCGGGCCGATGGCTAGACCACCGATCCAAAGGGCTACTGATTGCAATGGGCGGTTGCATCGGGCGCAGTTCATGCCGCTTCCGCGAATAGATCGGTCTGATCCTTTGCGCGACTGGCCTCGACAAGGTTCCGGCAAGCGATATCAAAATACGATTTCTTGAGTTCTGCGCCGACAAAGCGCCGGCCCATTTTGAGCGATACAACCCCCTCCGATCCGATCCCAGTAAACGGGCTAAACACCAGATCGCCCGGATTTGACCAAAGTTCAACACACCGCTCGATCACGTCCAGCTGTAGCGGGCAGATGTGGCGTTCTTCGTCTTTTTCCTTCGCCAGCTTGTAATTAAGCACGTCAGTCTGATCGATGTCAAACCACACGGGAGACGCATACCGCTGCCATACAGCAATCGAGTACAGCCGCTCGCGTTCTTGATCACTACGGGCGCGGCCCCAATCTCGCGTATCGGGCGCACACTTAGACGCGCCGATGTAGTCAAAGAACCGCTCTCCGCCACGGGTCACGGCGTCCCACTTTTCCTCATCGGCCCATTTGCGCATGACGATGATGTAATCGGCCATCCCCTGACGCGACGCGGCAGAATCCTTGCACAGTTGCTTATACAGCAGGCCATGATTCTTCGTGCGCTGCATCTCAATCACGGGGTCTTTCCAGATCGTGACGCGACTGTGATATTGCCATCCCTTTGATTCATACATCTTGATAATCTCGCCGGGGAAGTCGCGCAACCCTGCCGCGCCGTCGCGCCCTTTGTAGCACGGCAGGTCTTTACAGTGGATCGCTGTCAAGCGGCCCGGCATTGTGATCCGGTGAAGCTCCTCGGCAAGATAGCTGTAATGGCGCATGAATTCGCCATCATCGGAAGAATTGCCCATGTCATACTCTGAATCAGAGTAAATATACAGGTTTGAAAAAGGCGGAGAGTAGACGCTAAAGCCGATGGAATCTGATTCAATTTTCCCGGCAACATGCACACAGTCCCCATGATGAAGCTCCCATCCCTCGCCCGAATTGTGACCAAAATACGGCACAGCGTTCACTTGAATCCCCTTCGTGTGATAGACAGAAATAGCCTTCACCATTTCCGTTTTCATCGTTTGATGCTTTTCCTCTTTTTCCTTGATGATTGCAAGGATTGACCGTTCGGAATCAGCGGCCATGACGTAGCAATTGACTTCCCGCTTCTGACCAAAGCGCCAGCAGCGGCGCACGGCTTGATAGTAGTCCTCATAGCTGTAGCTCAATCCGACAAAGGCCATGTTCCGGCAGTGCTGCAAATTCAGCCCCATGCCAGCGATTGACGGCTTCGTAATCAGGACACGAATTGAACCGTCAATAAACCCGTCAAGCGCAGATTCTTTCTTGTCAATTGAATCAGATCCGCGAAGATCAACGGCGTCAGGAATCAGGCCCTTGAGGGCGTCGGCTTCGTAGTTCGTGTTGCACCAGATAAGCCACGGTTCCGAGCTATTGTTCGCCAGCTTTGCGACTTCAGCGGCGCGGCGCTCTGCGGTCAACCGTCCTTCTTTGTGGATTGATGTTGCATTGATGACCACAGTCCGGAAAAGCTCTCCCTCTGCCGGGTCAAGCCCATCCGTCGAAACCTCAACGAACTCTTGACGGAGATTTGGCAAAACATATGCCGATCCGTCATAGCCCATATCCGCAGGATTTGACAAACATACGGACCACGTTGCGCACCATTCCCAAAACTTCGTCGCGGCGTGAGGGCGCAAAACATACGCTCCGGCCTCCATCGTGTCATTCTGGAAAAAGCGCATAATCATCTCATTGCTAGGCATCACGCCGAGAAATTCAGCGTGATTGCCAAGCTCAAGATAATCATTAGGCGATGGCGTAGCAGTGCAGGCCAGTCGATATTTGACAGACTGGCAAGCCTCAATAAGCGCCCGCTTCGTCTTGCCCATGTAGCTTTTCAGAATGCTTGATTCATCAAGGACGACGCCTGAAAAAGTTGACACGTCGAATCGGTCAAGCATCTCGTAGTTCGTGATGATGATCTGCTTCTGCGCGGCATCCTTCGACCGGCAATATTGCACATCAATGCCGAACTTTTCAGCCTCATGCACCGTCTGATGTGCAACGCAAAGCGGCGCGACAATCAACACGCGCCCGCCAGAATGCAGCGCAACCTGACGCGCCCATTCGGTCTGCATCGCAGTCTTGCCTAGACCAGTATCCGCAAAGATCGCAGCGCGGCCACGCTTGCAAGCCCATGAAACAATCGCCCGTTGGAAGTCGAAAAGCTGAGAGCCTAGGCTTGCGGGGTCAAAGCCTACGGGCTGAGTCTCTATCGACTTCTGCCGGATAAATTCATCGTACTTCATCAATCTTGTCCTTCCTAGTGATCGCGTCCGCGTCCGAATAGCCGTCCGGGTATCGCTTCTGCAACTTTGCCACGTTAGCGGCCTGTGCGTCAGCTAGGGTAAACCCGTATTGTTGTAGCAGCGCCACAATGTAGAACAGCGCATCGCCGCACTCCTCAAGGATGTTCGCCGCGTCCTCGGGCTTGCCGTAAATCCAGCTCTTTTTCACGCCATCCAGAATCTCGCCAGCTTCTCCAGCAATGCCGACAGCCGCGTGCAGGATGCGGCCCTGACGGTCTGCGGGCTTGATGAATAGGCGGGATACGTTGGATTCAAATTCGCTCATTTCATCCTCTCCACAGCATCCCGTAAACACCGCGTCAAATCAATATCACGCTTGGCGCAATATAGGATCAACATCGCAGCAATATTCCCAGCGATATCTTCCGCTTCTAAGTCGGTTGCGGCTGGCATTTCCAGTGCATTACGCGCAGTAAGAATTGCGATTGATGATTCTGTGTAGTTTTTCAGCCCATCAACTTCCGCAATCCGAATCACTTCCATTTCATGCTGGGCAAAACTCATAGCTTGGAATTCTTCTTGATCTTGGCGAGCTTCGCCGGGTCATAGGTGAAGTCGTTGACGCCATAGTACGGGACAAAGCTAGTGACAGCTTTTGCCCGATCCTCGGCGCTCAGTTCGGCAGCGCGGCGTGCTAACGCCTTTGCCCGCGCTTCTTCGTGTGGCGTCCACATGAGCGATGGGCCGTCGCTGCGGAGATGGCGCGTAAAGTCGTTGTTCCAGGTTTTATTAGGCCAGTCCATCGCGCACCTCAAAACGGGATATCTGATTCATCAAAATCTGGCGCCTGCTTATTGCTTTTCACCGGCACTGGCTTTGATTGCGCTTCTTTCTTGCGAAACGCCAGCGAGAGCCACGGATTGCCGTCACGGCCCTTTTTCAGCCAGCCGCTTACCCAATAGTCCACGCCATCAATCGTCGCTTGTCCAGTGCGGTCCGGGTGTCCTTCGCGCTCCTTTTTGTCGTTAATGAAGATCGCACCGGAGTTGTCGTATTTTTCAGTCATCAATCGCTTTCATTTACTGCGCGTGATATCGGGCACGCGCCTAACCCGGAATTGCAGGCGACGGATTCTCCGCGCCTGAATTAGATGTTATGCAATTAAATTTCCGGCTAGGCACATTTGTCAGAGGGCCGGACACTTGCTCTGTGGAGAGTCGCATGTGCCATGCTAGCGCGGGTAGGAAAACGTAGCACCCCGCGCACCTTACATCATTCCTTTGCAAGCCTTTCGATATTCCTTGAAACATCATTAGGATGCATCCCGCATACTTGCGCAAGCCTTACGATTAGCTCAAGCCACCGAACATCAAGAGAATCCCGCGCCACCAGTGCTTCGCGTGCCATCTGTCCTAACTGTTCTGGCGTGTACTTCATTTTGCCCGCAGCTTTTCGCCGTAAGCCTTAATCTCACGCCGCAGCGCGGAATCTGGCTTAAGTTCGCTCCATAGCGCGGTCTTTTCATCGCCGTCCGTAATCCCGCTGTATTCTTCGTATGCGCCTGCAATGTCGTTGCGGTCATACTTATCACGCATGGCCTGAGCTACGTCACAGATGATCGCCATCCGATCCGGCGCGATGGTCACGCCATCTGTCGGAGAATGGCGAGGCGCACCTTTTCCAGTTGTGGCGTCAAGCGCATCATGCTCTACGATTTCCATTGCCGTGACCCACAGATACCGGCGCGTGTAAGTCTCAACGGCCCCAAGGTTCTGGATCGGGTGACAGCCTTTCAGGTTTGCATCGGCCATCGGGGACGTAATAGCGATTGATCCGCCTGAGACTGTATCGGTAATCGTCAGTGTCGCCACATCAGGCGCGAAGCTCACCACACCACACAAGCCAACATCCGCGAAGATGGTTTGCACGGCGGGCAGGAAGTCGCCCAACTCGAAATATTCATATCCCGCAAAGGAATTTTTCCCACTCTTCTTGAGTGGCATCTTTTGCAGGGCAAGGCGGGCTTGCATCAGTTTTGCATGTACGGTCATCGTTTTCTCCATCAAAGAACTCTTGCCACTGGCCTACAGTTTGCCACCATTGCAGCGCATCCATACTAGGGGTTACCCGTAGCCTTGGCAATGACTGCGATTGCCATGCTTGATAACCGCGTGTCACCAGTGCGCCGAACTTCCTCGGCAAACTCCAAAAGATCCGGCGCGGCTGCAATTAGTCGGGCATTTGCCCGTGTTTCTTGCGCTTCTCTTTCACAAACTCCGTCGTATGTTGGAGTGACCACGTTGGCAATCTTGTATCTGCCCCCAAGCACGGTCCCTCGCACGCGGATGTACTGACGGTCAACCTCTTCCGGAAGAATTGCCCAGGGTCCCCGCGTATGCTTCATTTCTTGCCCCTCGGCACGCAAACCGTGCGATTGTGTTGATCGCGCACCACGGCCACACCTGGGCCGTGTTCCTCAATGCACATCCGCGCCTCTGCCCGCTCGCGCCGTACTTCCGCGTCGGTATAGTCAGGGGTGAATGCATCGGGCGGCATCGCCAGGATTGCCACGGTCGCAGCGGTCAGAGCAAAGAATGTGATGACGTTGAATGTACGGTGTTTCATTTGTTTCGCTCCATAATCATTGCGTCGGCCATCGCATAGGCGATCCTGGAAATGCGCTCTCGGCGATCGGCGTCATCCGGCCAAAAGTCGCAAGTCATACCATGCATTGCCTTTGCCGCAAAGTAATCGCGCAGTGTCATGCCCGGCATGTCGCCTCGATCTTCACGATCAGCAGTCCACGGGAACGCCGCCCCTCCGGTGTCTTTTGTCATTGCTTCACCTCCGGCAGAGCCAGCCACTTAGACCCGAGAAAACGCACAGAAGCCACCCATGCGCGAATATTGTGTCGCGCCACATGCTCCGGCACATCAGGCCGGCAGAACAGGCGGCGGGCTTGAGACAGTCGTTTTGTGTTCATCAGTTCACCCTCACAAGGTTTCCAAAGTCGTCCATTACACACTGAATCGTCCATTTGTTGCCGGCAAATGCATCAAACACTTCACCGGCTCCGACGATCATTGACACGGCGTATTTTTTGTCTCGGGATGTATGCGGCCAGTCAATCAGCATCAGCACGCCCTCTACGGCTGTTCGGTACGTGGTCCACGTTCCGACGCCGGCCATGTATGAAAGATGGTGCGTCAAAATTCCACCTCCACGCCGTACTGAGATTTGATAGCCTTGATGATCTGATCGGCCACATCCTCAGACAGCAGAGTCGTGATATCAACGCCTCCAACCTCGACGCCTTGGATGTAGTCGCCTGTTGACCACTTCGGATCACCAGACGGCCAGCTAGTGCCGCTGATGTAGTCTTCCTCGCCTACGCGGATCAGCAAGTCTACGCCGTCAATTGTTACGCTGTATTCCATCCATCAATCTCCATCAATCTGGACTGCACCGCGCCGCCCATGTGTCACACTGTAGCGACTATCATCGCAGGATGCACTAGGAAAAACCCTAGTGTCAGATTCACGCAACATCAGAAGTCCTCCGGGTGCCGATACATTGCAAGCGGCTCCGCGCCGTGTTCCCCCAGGAATTGCTGCGACACAGGATCAAACCATAGCCCGATCCATCCTTCCCACTCTCCATTACGCTGTTTGTCGCAGATCAAAAGCGCGTCGGGGTCTGTGTCTTTGACTTGCTTACCGGCTTCCCGGTCCCGTTCTTTGGCCTTGTTCCGCCACACACTGACCACGTTGTCAACCTGATCGGTGATCGCGCCAGTCCCTTTGTAATCGTACTTGCTGGGCTTGTGGCTTTCGTCGGCGGGTTTGCGGATATGGTGCACAAGATGGATGTGAATTCCGTGATCGCGTGCGATGGCGGTCAGTTCGTCAACAAACTGTTTCTGGCCGTTGTAGTCGTCCTCGCTGGCTACGCATTTCATCAGGCTGTCAACGAAGAAATGATTGATCCCTAATTCCTTCGCGCAGTACCTGACCACTGCACAGACCTGCCCCGCGTTCACGGTCCCCTGTTGGTCATACAGCCACAAACGGCCCGTAGTCCAGTCTCTGAACTGTGCATACAAGTCAATCAACTGGTCCCGCGCTTCATCCGATCCGCAGAACGCAGGGTCGTTGGGGTTGAAGCATGACCACTGCCGGCCCATGCGCTCGAGGGTGCGCGATGGCTTCATCTCAAATGACGCGATGCAAACTTTTTGATCTTGCGCGCACAGGCTTAAGGCGATCTGACCCGTCACGAGGCTTTTCCCGTTGCCGTTAGCGCCGCCCCATACGGTAACCTCTCCGGGCCGAAATGCGATCTGTCCGTGCGTTTTTCGCCAGGGCATGACGGCGCGAGGCTCCTGAACCGGCGACTTGATGCGCTCGATTAGCTGGTCAACCCACATTGATGCAGGCTTGACGCGCTGCTGTGCGTCTGTCTCTTTTTCGTAGACAGAAAAGTCAATCAAATCGGGGGTGATGATTTCAGCCATGAAAGACCCTCATTTCTGCGGGCGACCACGTTACGAGGATTGACGGCTTCACGCAAGCGAAAGCGTCATGCAAGCGCATCGCCCTGTCGTCACCGCGCAACGCCTCGACAAGAACGCGCATCCCTACGGCAAATCGCAAATCCAGAGCTTCCGGCGTGTCGCCTCGCTCGATACGGATGCAGGCATGATTCAGACCCTTTAGGCGATCCGGCCATAGCCTATCGAAGTCCCACGGGAACCAATCGTCATCAATGACCCACAGTGACGCCGGGACATACCCAGCGCGGCGCATCTTGACCAATGGCTGATGTCCGATCATATGAACGGCCTCTCGACGGTCTGAGATGGTTGTTTAGCAGTGGCTTGCTTCGTGTTTCGCACCCAATTCCGCCATGTCGCAAACCAATCCAGCTTGACGCCCTTGGATGACGGTTGCGCGGTCCAGTAGTCTTTAAAGCTGTCAAAGGTCTTTAGAGGGTCTAGGTCTGGTCTTTCTGTTTTGCAGAACCGCTCCCAATCGTCCGCCAGGACGGAATCGTTAGGCAAGCGCGATCCGCGATTGCCGTTGTTCTTCTCTTTATGGTTATTGGTTACTGGTTTATGGTTAGGGTTTCCGCTGGGTTCCGTGTCGGTTGCCGTTGGGTTGCCGTTGGGTTGCCAGTCGGAACCCGCTGGAAACCCACTGGGTTTTCTTGGCCTTCCTCCGGCCTTGCCGTTGGTCTGGTTACGCTCGCGCAAAGCCCGGTATTCAGCGATCTCAGCATCGCAGCGCGTGTGCCGCCATCCGTCATCCGTGAGCCTGAAAAACGCGTCTAAGATCTGCTGCACCATCGCCACATCAGCGCCGATCTTCATCGCGATCACGGGCGGCGCATCTGGTAGCGGGGCCTCTGTGTCATAGTAGAGCCAGATCATCCGCAGGTAGGCCATGCACTGCGCGTCAGTGAGGCGTGACGTATCGCGGATGAAATCCCCGATGTGGTGCTGATAGTAGTGCATACGCTCTTCTCTAACGCCCTCCAAGAAAGACTTACCGGCAGGTGGGAGAGCTACACTTTTCGGATCGGGGATCAACCGAACCTAGCCGGGGTCTGGCTGAATTTTAGCACTGTTGCGAAAAGCTGACATTAGGGTTTGTCCTAATGCACGAAGCTAAAAACACGGGTACAGTCACTACATCGACAACGCAACCGGAGATAGGAAATGCAAGCAATTAAGAACGCCGAAATCAGCATCAAAATTCTGGAAAAGATTGCAGAAGGTATGACTGTGCGCCAAGCGATTGATACTGTTCTCGGTGCAGGCACGGCAGAAAAGATTGCCGGTGAAGTTTATGACGAAATTCGCGTTCGTCATGGCTAATAGCCATATCTGCTAGGGCGTCCCAATGAATAGGACCTCTGCCACTCGGCCAATTCATCAACCGGGAGTAGCTGATACAGCCGCCCTAGCAAATATGACTATGAACAAGCATTCAATCATGGAGGGCGCGTGTAGCGCCACTCTACGCCGCACTGCGCGAGAACTGGCAGCAAGCTACTCCGAGCCGTGCGATGCTGGCGCGGCGACAATTGCGCTATTGTGGGCGGCGCTGGAAAATGAGTGTTGTAAGCAGGGGGTGAAACTAGAGAATTTGCTGGAAGTGGTATAGTGAGCACCCCGGAAACGGGGGCCATCATCTAGGCGGAATGCGCAAGTGCTGATTGCGCAGAGTTGTGCGAGTGGGAAGGTTGAACTGTTGCTGCGAAACCGGAAGCGCCGTGGCTGGCGGGAAAGGAGTTCGGGGCATCAGACCAAAGCCGGACGCGGAACGACGTGGATTTAGCCGCCACGGGCTAGTAAGCACTCAAACCCACGCCGGAGATCAGCACCGGCCCGCCTAGATGATGGTGTACGTTTTCCATAGCGGAGTTGGGCCCGCCACCATCTGATGCTGCTGTATATAAACAGCCTCATCCGTAACCCGGTCGCGTAAGTGCCGGGGCTATCATGCATGCGGACTGGAGATGCGCCGGTCCAATCCGGTGGGAATGAGAGCGGACTTCGTGGGCCGCCATCGCCCCACAGTCCGCAGCCGTGATGGTGAGGCTTAAGGGTTGGGACTACCCGACCGGCCAAAAACGTGAGGACGGATACTAGAACCGGGGCGAGGCGCCTCAAGCCGGGGAAGTCGAAATGCCGTCGTCCGCAGCAACTGCGGCACCATCAACCATCAAGACGGCAATTTATCGGGCCATCAGCCATAGCCCGATGTTGGAAAACGCATAGCCGGCATAGACAACAGCCATATGCGGATTGCCTTTAGTGGCCTGTTCAATGGCTACCCATGCATAGGCGCAGCCAGTGGCAGCGATCAGCCATGCGCTCACTCTGTCACCTTAATGATGTCGCCACGGAATTCGATGTGGTCTTTGTCCCATACCTTGACCACTTCCGGCCATAGCAATCGGCCATCTTTCCACGTCAAAACAACAAACCCGGAGCGCCAGTTTGTTGGGGAATGCTCTAGGTAGTTCTCAAATTGCGGGCCGGACGGGTCTGCCAGCGTGCCAGTGTCCACGCCGTACCTAGTACCCCGGTAGTCATCAAACGGCGTCACCTTGAGGCTGTGAAGGTGACCCGTGACGATGTTTATCCCAGCGTTTACGGTGTTATTGTGCGTGGCGTGAATGCCGCCCTTGTATCGGTGTTTAATAACCGTATCGCCGTTCCATACCGACCATGTAGGCGTCCACGCAGGGAAATGGTCTTTCAGGCTAAAGCCCTTGACATGCTCATATTGCGGCGCGTTCGCGGCCAATCGGTTCTCAAATCGAGCATCGTGGTTGCCGAGGCACCAGACAAGCCTCGCATTGTGCCGCGCCGCTTTGGTGGATTCTTCGATCTCGCCTAGCGCAGCTTCACAGGCTTTGAGTTCTTCAATGACCGATGGCGTAGAGTCCCATCCGATGCGCGGGAATCTGCTGATTGATGCCCCGTCAAAGGCGTCCCCATTGTTGACCACGGCCCAAGGTTTTAGCTTCGGAATCAGCGTCAACAGGCCACGATAAGCCGTTGTTCTGATTCCCGGCCAGAAATGCGCGTCAGAAAACGCGATCACAGAACCATTGAGTATTCCCAGGTCCAGCCGCTGCGGGTGCGCGTGGGCGGTCTGATAGTGCGAGAAATGCCGCGACCTGGCGTCTAGTGCGTCCAGCTTCACGCCGCGCTTAATCTCGATATTCCTGCGCCGGCTATGCACCGACCTCACCGACACGCGCAGCATCTCCGCCACGCGCTGCGGGCTTTTCAGCGTGCGGAATAGTTCAATAAACTCATCTTCACTCGCTGCCGGTGACGCCATCGGTAGTCCTCTTAGGTACCAAGATTCTTTCTAGGGTGTTAATAACGCGATGCTCTGCCGCCTGCATCGTGTCGTCATCTGGCTTGCTTTGCGCTACTGCGATCAATTCTGCCAGCATGACGTGCAATAGCTCATGCACCGCTGCCGACTCAAGTTCGTAGTCCGTCACCGGAAGCGGCCCCCAATCAGCCCCAAGCTGCCACGCTGCAAGCCGATCCGGGAGACTGTGCGCGACTTGTGCGATTACTCCTCGGCTTGCTTTTTTCGCGCTGCGTTCAATGCGCCAATCATTCAGGTTTAGGACGGTCTGCCACTGTTCAAGATAATTTGCAAATGATTGGATGTGTTCATCAGTCGGATCGTTTTTAGACGCCATGTGACACTTTCGCCTTATTGATCGGGAAATGACCGGAGTCACCATCTTCATCAATAAAGATCAGATTCCCCTCGCGCACAATCCAGCACAATTTAACCGTGCGCTGACCACCTTGTGCGCTCACGCTGCCGCGCAGGGCTTCGATTCCGGGGTTTGCTTGCACGATGTGCGGCAAGTCACACGGAGCGTTGACCAACTGAAACAGCAGACCTTCAATCGTGAGAAATATTGCTGCGGGTGTCATTTCGGCCAAGCCTCCAGAAGTGTACGGATGTCGTTTACATGGCGTTCAGCTTTTGTCGCCAGTTCTTGATATTCTCTCGCGCAGTCAGCGAGTAATCCACTGATGGCAATGGTTCGCTCAGGGCCGGTGGCTGCGGATTCGTTGATACGTGCGAGGTCGCTGCGCAGCCCGTCAAGCTCAGAGCGAGCATGACTAGCATTGTTCTCAGCGGTGCGCGTGCGTTTGACTTGTTCATTCAGGGCTTGCGTTACTTGATTTATGCGCTTTTCAGACTGTTGCAGGGCTTCGATTTGCTGTGCTTTCAGGATGTTCCCATATCGCCAGTTCTGCGCCTGCCATGCGCCGCCAGCAGCGATTGCCGCAGCGATGATCCCGGCTAGTGCATGAGTCCAGATCATTCCGAATAGGTGTTGAGGATTTCCACCGCAAAGGCTAGCGACACCATGACCATCGTTTTAATCCCGATCCACACCGCATAGAAAGGCCATGCAAAAAAAAGAGCCGCGATTGTTGCGGCTTTATGTAGTCCGGTCATTGCTGCATTTTATCCAATTGGTTGCGCGGCGCATGTTGCGAAGAGGCGACAATTTTTGCGGCTTTAGTCTCTTTTATTTTTTTATAGACAGCCGCCTTCCATTCAGGGTCTTTCATCTTTTCAGCCCTAGCGACAATTGAGGCGGAAATCTGTTCTTTTGTTGGCTTCCACCCGTTCCTCTTGCGAGAGTCATTGATTTTGTCTCGCACCTCTTTGGGCATTTTTTTGTTTTTCCAAGCCGCACGGCCTTTTGACGCCATGTCAGCCGAATTGTCGGCGCTTGTGCCGCTAAACAAATGAGAAGGATTGACGCACGCCGGATTGTCGCACTTGTGACAAACAAAATAACCTTCTGGAATTTGTCCGATAAACATCTCGTGCGAAATGCGATGGGCAAACAAAAACCCTTTTCCCGTGTTTACTACGCCGTACCCGGCTTTCGTTTTGCCTGCCATCCATTCCCAACATTCAGCATCGGACAGCCCTTTCGGAACCTTCGATAAAAACTGACAATTCAGCGAGCAAAATTTTTGACGGTATGGGCCATCAAAAATAACGGAACAATGTTTGCATTTTGGCATTCCGACATTGTATCACTTAGTCTCACCAAGGCAAAGTTTCCGCTCTGCCTCTCTCCGCTTTACAAGTCCTGGCAAAACTTTGCCGCCTTGCTTGTTCCACATCAATAAGGCGTCGCAAGCCCCTTTATAGTCGCCAGCCTTTAGCCTGCGGGCCATAGAAGACCCACAAAACGCGCCAATGCCTATGTTATAGGCAACACTAACCATAGCGTCAAACTCATGCTGGTGCATCGGCACATCAGCGCAGGCCTTGACGCCTTCCGAGAATTTGTCAGCATCTGCCAGCAATCGAACCAGCGCCCGCTCTGGCGTGATTTTGTCGCCTAGCTTGACGTTTTCAGTCGTGCCGAATCCGATAGTCGGAACATCATTAGGCGTCGGCAGGTATGCGTCGCCCCGGTATGATTCGTGAACAGCGATT